GTCTAGGCGAGGATAGCCTGTAAGAATTAGACCACCCCCCCCCCATACCATACCACAGACGCGCTGGCCTTTCCAGCTAAGCGCCGATTTCGGCTTCCAAGTAATCAATATCGAAAGCCTCGTTTATCAGCTTTCTATCCTTGACCAACCCGAGACGCTCAAGGTTATCAATGCATATCTCCCCGGCACTGACCATGTCATCCTGTAACTGACCTGCAGGGTTTACTGCCTGTAAGTACTGACAAGCCATACCCACCAAGGCGTCTACTAACTCGTACTTGTGAGGTGTATCAACCGGAGATGACCGTTCCCCTTCGCGCTCAACAAGATCATAAGTCCTAGTCACCGGCTCACCCGTGCCACTAGATGCGCAATGCTCAGACGTTACCATGACTAGGCTGCCTTGATCGCACTTGATCGTGAACGACTTACAGTCAGGTGGTATGTTAATAAGTTTAGATATCTCTTCGTAAAATTCGTTTGATGTTTTGCTTGCCATGCTATATTCCCCTATGTATTCCAGTGATGCTTCTTGTCTGTCGGCATACCATCCACCCCACAGCTCTTACTAGGCTTACGGTCTGCACCATCCCGACCAAAGCCACCATCTTCCAGCGCTGTCTTGCGGTCGTGGCACTGCTTACACAATCCCTGCCAGTTGGCTTGATCCCAAAACAACACCATGTCATTTTTATGCGGTTTAATATGATCAACTACCATGGCAACAGTCACTACGTCATGGCATTCACAGTCTACGCATAGAGGATGACGAACCAGAAATGCTTTACTCTCCTGCTGCCACCTGTAAGTGTATGGCCACATCGCGTTACCCTAACGTTATTTAGCTGTTGATTTGATACGGTACTGCCGCTATTTGCCAAAAACATAAGTTGTTGTTTTTGCGTGCTTCAGTGCTGGCCATCACCGGGGAAGCACTTTATTTAATACCTAACTGATTATATGTTCAACCAGTTATCCCTATTACTGATCACTCTGTTGACGACTCAATAAAAAAAGGCTCACCACTGGAGGGGATTTTAAATCCCTGGGGTTTCCAGTAGCAAGCCTTAAAGTTTTCATCATGTGGAACCCCTCCCATCTCTCTATTATTACATAGATCTGCTTGCTTGACAATTATAATCTAATGATATCAACACCGCGTTATACACAGTGGGCATAATAATGAGTTATCCTTCTGATCCCATGTAATTAACACTAAGGCCAGAGTTGCATTTCACCTCACAAATAGTGGTGAATGGATTCGGAATAGGTGCTCCACTGTTACCCAACATCGGAATAGGTTCACTGCTTCTCCAGTATGGGGCGCAGGGGTTACGCCAAGGGTAATGGTCTCGCTCTATTATTACCGGCCTGCTTGGGATGAATTGTACATTCTGCCCGAAAAGGTCGTGCAATTGGTCGTGAAGGTCTTTTGCTTCTTCAATAGACAGAGAAACTTTCTTTCCATCTTTTGTCTCAAGTTCTATTTTTGTTAATTTTAGCTTCTTGCCCATAATTAAACTCCTTAAAATAAAGGGATAACAAAGGTATGCACTGGAATTTTGCCAGCGCGGTTTTCCAAATTACCATTGTCGGTTATTTTGCGTTCAGTTTTCATTGTTCATTCCGTGGTTTAAGTGGCAAAATCAAGTGATACCAGCCGTTATCTGTCCAACTGTTCCTGGTAGTATTCAACCTGCTCCTTACAAAACTTTAAGTGTCTTTTGTTTTTTTCTGAAAGTTCGTTTATCGCATCTTGCTCCCAAAGAAAAACCTCATTTTTGTGGTTGCCTACTATGCCTATGATCCCATCTACCAATACTATCTTTTCTGATGATTTTTCTCCCCATGTGTCTTTTGTGGTGATATTTTTAAAATGGCAGGGCACCACTTTTTTACCGGTAATAATAAAACCTTCAACAAGAACAATTTGTTTCCTTGCCATGATAACTCCTCAAATTAAAAGATAACAAAAGCTTTCCATCAGACCCGCATATAGTCCGGTCTGCAGGCCTTCGTTTCTGCTTTTGTCGGTTATCGAAAGTTCAGCCGGCCATCCAGGGCGGGCTGGTGAAATGTAACGTTGAGTGGAGAAAACGAGCAACCCGGCCACCTGTCAGTTTCTGGACGGACTTGTTAAACCAGGATGCTCGTTTATTGCCCGGACAATCCGGGGCTTTAGGGGCACAGACGCCATTGTCAAACGCCTTTTGTGTCCCATCTTGTTAAATCTCTTCGACCTGCAGTGCTTCCCTTGGACAACCTTTTAGAGCCGCGTCAAGAGTGTCTTTGTCAAGAGAGTCGGTAAGGATTTTCCCACCGTTTTCGGATAAGAAGCCGGGTATATGATCCTCACATAGGCTTTCCACATCCAGTTTACTTTGCTATTCGCATAATCTTTGTGAATATTCTCGGACAAATGAAAGCCTTGTTCTCTTGCCCATTTTTCAAACTCATTGCGTGTTTCTGTTGTTGTGGCTAGTACCATGGACTTTCCTTACCCCATAAGATCATATCCCTTGTTGACAGGATCGACGATTGACTTGTGGCCGGCAGGTATTCTCCCAACCTTTCAAGCGGAAAAAGGTCATCAACATTATAATGAGTCGGCACCTCCTCCAATGTCCCTCTCATTACTTCGTAAATGACCCCAGAACGCAAGACAAAGTACATACAGGACGTTGTTTGACGCCCTTCCTCTTGGGATGTCAGCGAATGTTTAAATAGCCGATTGTTATTATCTTCACCGAAACGCAATAACGCCTCTTTGTATTTATTTGTTTTGACGCTACCTGCAGCACACTTCTCGCAGCCCATGCCATCAGAATTCAACAAAACTGCAAAGATAAATAATGAAAAGATTAATGTCGTGATCAGGCATGTAGTTGTTTTCATGTTTGCCAGTATTTCCTTTTGGTTGTTGTTTTGCATGTCTAAAATAGGCGTCTAATCCGTCTATTTAGTCCTGTAAGATAAACGGTACCTTCCATGGTGGTGGTTTGGTTTTTCAACGTTCTGCTGGTCCAGGTATGCAGCTATCACACGTTTCCCCAAAATCCTTATCGTACTTCTTTTTTGGAGTACAAAGGTTCCGATATTTACACCGCTCACAAAGCCCTGTCTTTTTGGATGCATTCCACAGGTCCGCCATTACCGGGAAATAACGCGCTTCTCTCAATACTTCTTCAATGACTCTGACAAAGCCACTATCAGGTATTGACTTGAACTCCCTGAACCAGTCAACAGCTACCACCTTCATACTATCCTCTGTGTGTCCGCTGCTAGGGAAGTGGCAAGCCAAGCGGCCCAACTGCTCCAGTACTGTTTGTTCCTTGAGAGGTTCCGATGTTACAATTGTTTTGCTCATTTAATCCACCTACCATTTTTTTGAATTCGTCCAGCGTATTGCCTTTTGTGTTGGCACTTTTTATTCCACGGGCTGAGAATTGATTAAACAGATTAGCAAACTTTGTTTCGTCATTGCTCTTTGACTTTTTTCTCAATTGAGCAAGGCTTCTGATTTGCCCGGACCAGAAAGAATCTTTAAGGCCCCACGTGATGGCCGGGGCAATTTCTCCCTCCAGGTTGTATTTGTCAATCCGGATCAGCTTGTCGATCGTGTCAGCGCCACGGGCAATTTCTTTTGCGGTGTGGTCCTTCTTGCCTCCGTTTCTCGACAGGTGATCGTAAAAGGATTCTGAGAATGACAAAACAGAGGGGGGGGGGCCTTTATCTTCCTTATCCTTATCCTTATCCTTATCCTTATCCTTATCCTTATCGGCTTTTTCTGGGTTAGGTTGGGTTTCCAAAGAACCGACTGGGTTATTTTGGGTTTCGTCCGCTTTTGGGCGACCACCCTTTGACCCATTCGCTTTATTCCGCTCGCAAATTTCAGCGTACTTTATTTTATTTCTATCGATATGATTCTTGAAAGGAACGAAAATAGCTTTCATCAAGCCGGACAATGTTTCTTCCGAGTTGATCTCGTATCTTCTGATAGCTTTAAACAATTGACCTGCCTGTTCATCGGTTAAATCGTCGAGAACATCAAGTGCATCGTAAAAGAGCTTGAGCGATTTCTTTACTGCCAATTTGGGGACCTCCTGTCGAAAGGCTATGCTGTCAATTAAAAAAGCAACGCGGGCTTACGGGTGACAGTGGGAACCGTAATGGGTCAGGAAGAGATCAAGCTTCCCTAGCCCGCATTTTGTAAAATTAAATACTATCAGGTAATTGCTGTTTTAGCAATTAATTTGTTCTGTTGGTAGCGGGACAACTCGCGCATCTCTGACCTATCACAACCCTTGCACAGATCGCGCTGGTTTGCCGACCTGCACCACGACTCGCTGACTTCAGTTTTGCGCTGCATAGGGCATTTTATTCTTTTTATCGTTTCAACCATACAGCTCCCTTGCGGCTTCGTGCATCTTTTTTGTGATCCGTTTTGGCAGTACTGTTTTTGCGTTGGCCTTGATCAGTTGTCCTTCTGTGGCTGGCACGACAGAAACGTCGAACAGGCCACGAAGGCGCATTTTTTCACGATATACTTCTGCGCACTCTTGGAGCGTCCCCAAGCATCGCCCGTCTGCAATAAACGACCACCATTTTTTCTGTTTTGGTTCTTTCCATAAAGACATGATTCACCCCTTCAGCTTCTTGGTTTTTCGGTTGTGGAAAAACGTTGTTGAGAGTCTTATGTCTGCGTTCATACAAGACGACCTTTGTCTGTTAATTGCTGGATAGCCATGGTAATAGCTAAATGATGAATAATTAGTCTGGTATGTGGGACCTTTCCGACACTGTAGGCCCACTCCCAGTAATCTGGGTCGCTAAGTGTTTTTCCCGGGTCATCAAGATTGTTTAAATCAGAGGCCCATTCCCACTCGGACGAAATGTTGCATTGATAGAGTATTTCTTCGAGCCTTTTTGTTGCAAATTTTTTATTTTCTTCATCAATCCTTTCATCCGTATACTCTTCAGAGCTTTCATCATCAAAAGGAACTTTTCGCGCGACAAGGTTTTCGTGTGCTTTTTCCTCGTAAGTATACTCTATTAAGTGTTCCAGCAAAGATGACTTAGCTTCTTCGCTATCCCATGACACAAAAGGTCTTCCCACTTCTGAAGACTGACATTTCCCGGCCATGTAGTCAAGACTTACCTTCTTAAGCCCCTTTACCCCCATGGAGTGGTGCCAACAATATACTGCCTCCCCAAGGTCGCCACGGACAAAAAGCGTTTCGTTAGTGAATAGGAATTCTATGAAATAGTTGTTGGTACCAGGCTCCTGAAATCTGATCATTTCAACCTGTGGCGACCCTTCCCGTGTAAGATTCCAATACTTCGCCACATGGTTTTTGAAATACTCGCGCTGCTGTTCTTGTTTTTCTTGAATTGTACTCATAGAAAAACCTCCAATCAAAAGTTTATCAATCTGAAAAGAAAATGTGGCAATGGGTGATTGAGGCCCATGGTTCCCCCGCTAAAGGTAGCCACACGCAAATTATATCAGGAAACGGGTGGGGGTGTAAGGAGTTTGTGCCAACCTTTCATGATTAAAAAAAACTGATCAATAGTGAAAAACTCATACCTACAACCACTTGGGTTGTGCCAGCGACCATCAATCCTCACCCTGAACATGGTTAAGTACCAGGATTCTCTTTCGCTTTTGAGGGAAGGGATCTTTCTGTTGAAATTCTTCCCGTCCAAGCGCTGCTTGAATTGTCCGGCGTTGTAGATTTGGAAGCGGGTAGTGCTAAATTTACTTTTCAATTTGCCTTGCTCTCTGGCAACAGTCAAAGTTACCGACAGGTCATATATTCTATCCTCGCTCACTTGCCCTCCTCAATTTTCTTTTGTTGATAACGCGAAACGTCGCGATTCTCAGAGCGCTGGCATCCTTTGCAGATGTCGCGCTGGTTGGCCTGCCTGCACCACGACTCGGTGACTTCGGTTTTGTGTTGCATCGGACACTTTATCGTCCTTGTCATGTTAATGGTTTGTTGGAATTATCATCTATACCACTGAGCATTACGTATACATCACACACGGCGCAGGCATATCCCGCAGCTATGGACAAGAGGACGCACACAACTACCAACACAGGTTTGTGCATGTCGTTATATCTAAAAATTGACAACATCAGAGCAGTAGTGATAATGACTGTTGCAAGCCTTGAATCGTTCATTAGTCTTTCTTTGTGCTGCGCTATAGTTTTCACTTTGTGCCTCTCTGGATATCTGTAATTAGTTGTTATACAATCTGGCCCCCACTAATGGTTTTAATGGTGCTGCCGATTTTTGAGTTGTTCTTTTGTGGAATTTTCAGGCAAAAGCACAATGGGTATATCTGGGAGTTATCTTTACAATGAAGGCCGTAAGCTTTCCCAATATTCTGTTTTTGCCTCCAGCAATTCTTCCTTGCTTATTACAGAAAATTGAGAGTCGTGCGCAAACTCAAGCCTATCATCCATACTCAAGCCACGATAATGGTAACCATCGCGGTCATACGTTGGCTCCCATGTTCGCTTTCTTTTTCCGCAAGTGAATACTGCGGTGACGTACTCAATATTTCTATAGTCGTGTCGAAATTCAAGCTCAATTTTTACCCTTGATCCGTCTTCCCTGCGGATTATTTTTTCATATTTCAGTTTCATGCTTCTCCCCTAAAAATAAATTAAAAGATAATAAGATAAATTCAGCCGAAAACGAGAGGTCCGGTCTTTGATTCACCCTGTTCCTTTATTTAAAATTTGTTTTTCAATTCAACCGGTTGTGGTTAAGTCTCGTTTCGGTTGATTAAGGTCGTTATACCTACCTTAGTTATCAGTTATATTTCCCCACCAGCCTCGCCAAATAAAGCATAAAATACACGGCACGTTTTTGTGATAGGGCAAGTTCCACACGGGTATCTTTCACAATGGTCCTCTATCTCGACGTCGGTAGCCATAACAACCCGTTCCAAGCGACCTGCTGTCGTAGTGGTCTTCAGGTCTTTTTCCTTGTTTTCATTGCTCATAGTTTCTCCAAAATTGGTTGTTGTTTATTCCGCAGGCACTTGAACTGCTGCCGTTATCTATTTTTGATCAAGCTCAGATAGTACATTTTCAATATCTGTGTCTGTCAAAAGCAATTGCGCCTCGCACGCACCATTCCACGCCTCAATTTCGTGCCCGTGTGTTGCCTGGTCAAATCTGTACCCAACTGGTACCTCGTACCCACGAATAAGATACAGCTTCCTCGCAAGTTCATTGGTCTGGTCTAAAATTTCTTGGTCAGATCTCATTTTCACACCTTATAAAAAACAAAAATGATAACAAAAAGTTACAGCGGATTCGCTGCGCTCACAGCTAAACACTGGTCGTTATCTTGCTGGTATAATATCACTAAGCAAGCAATACCTACTTACGTCTGACCATACCCAAGCTGAATAAATATCCTCATTGTCATCAGCAAAATATAATGTTCTTTCATTTTCTCCGATAAATACCAAAGCTATATCAGAGTCGCCATTGCTCAGATCTACTTCAATTAATAAGTTTCCGTCTGGACATTCACCATTTTGTGTTTTCCAAAGACTTTTAATTAACTCTGCGTCTACCCTTTTTACCCACTCCTCTTGCAGCTGGTTAAACTCTTCGGTAGTTATGACTGTTTTGCCGGTTGCTGATATACGTCTTCGTAAGTTACTAATCATGTTCATGGTAAATCCTCAGATAACAAAACGCTACAAAGGACAAGCGGCCAGCGCCTTTCCCTGCAGTTCATCTTGTCGTTAAAATTTAGTTTATCGAACGCTCAGTGCTGTAAATACCGCTTGCCCCTGAGCTGGATCGTTATCCTTCCAAGCATTGCTCAATCGCAAGAGTTATTTTTGCTCTTGTTAATGGATTTGCCTTCAATGCATTAACCTGCTTTTCAAGTTCACCACCCATTCTTGCAACAATTACTTTTGCAAGTTTGTTGTTTAGGGCATCTTTAAGGGCTGTCTTAAAGACATCACTTGTAAGCATTGTTTCAAAAGAGTCATTTACAAGTGCATACATCTCTTGCTGGTTGTCACTCATCACCTCTTGGCATAGTTTCTGTAAAGCTCCGTTGTATCCCGTAAGATTTTCAATTATTGACTTCTCTATTGCCACTTTTGCTGTTTGTAAAATGTCTTTTTCTAAACTCATGTTCAACTCCTAAAATAAAGGGACAACAAATCCATTCAGGTGGAAAACGAGCAGTCCCATCTTTGAATGAAGTTTGTCTGTTATTTAATGTTCAGTTTCTAAGTTAAATTCAGTGGTTATTCGCTCGTTTCCACTGATGTCAAACGTTATACGTGGGCAACCATCCAAATATTGTTGCGCCCGTAAATACCCTCTACGGCCTGTATATGCTCTGCCGAAACACCTTCCATGGCAAGATCTGTGGTTACAGTCACTCTGTTAATCATTTTTAGAGTTCTGTCTTGCTTGCCATAGCCACAGGAACAATTTAATACCCTACCGGGGTAAATGTTTTTCAGATTCCAGCCACGATGTTCCGCTGGCCTTATTTCGCTGGTTTGTATCCCATTCTTCAGTTTTAGATAGTACTCTTTTTTCAATGGTAAAAAATACGGTTTCATGTTTCCCTCAACCTATGTTCGCAGATTTCCACGGCTATTTTTCTTGGATAATGTCCGCAAGTTTTAGGATCAACATATTGCCTAAACTTGAGCGTGGAGTTTTTCACCTTTCTCCATCCAGACAACCAAAGAACCATGCTATCAACACAATATATAAAAAAACGTATAACAAATATTAGGTCACTCATTGTTTAGCGCTCCCTTCTGCTTTGTTTTCGAGAAGCCTTTGCGCCCAGTACTTGACTAAGCCAGAAACTGTCATTCCTTGCCCTTTCGCCTTAACCTCTAAAGCTTTCTTCTGATCTGCAGTGATGTTTCTTATAGTGATGTCCATGATGTCTCCTTTTTGTTTGCCTTGTCGTAAACCTACACTAACTGTGCTGTAATAACTACATCACTGCGACCACAACGTCAAGCATTATGTTTTGCAAAAGGTAATACTTTTTGTGTTGACAGTAAAAACCAAGCGTGTATGATTGTTAATCATAACGAATGACAGCCAACCACGACACATGGAAGCCAAATGGAAATAGACAAAATAATAGAACTAATACCAGACTACAGCTAAGGCAACTGAAGCAATGGTGGCACTTGCAAGAAACTACAGATCTTCATTGCGCTGTTTGGTGACACTTAAAGCTGTGGCCATTGTTCTCAGGATGCTTTTTTCCTGTAGCGGTTGGCTGCCAAGAAAAATAAGACGAATACGAAAGTCAAGGCAATAAACATATATGGATAATAAAAATGAAAAACTATGCAAAGAGTGCAAAAAAGAAGCTCCTGTGTACGGCGGCAAATGCGAAACGTGCCTCACTGGCCCGGAGCTGGAAGAGCGCACTGACTCGCTTGCAAGGGAAAACACGAAGCCTTTGCGCTTCAGCCCTAGAATTTCTATTCACGGCTGCTGGTGTTGATTCTGGGAAGCCGCTCGAGCTGTCTGTTGTGCTGGTTATGTTTTCTTTGTGTGCTAGCGTGTTGTTGTGGGCTATTTTAAGCACGTTGGCTGAATTGGCAGGGCTTGCATGATAGGGAAATAAAAATGAGAGAAATAGCGTTCCAGAAAAAAGGAAAATACGCAGTGCCTTTTTCCGACGATGACGTTGTAAACTGGTCAAACTACAAAGATAACCAAGTGGTAAAGGCAAAGGTTACTGGCTTCCAGAAACAGCGTTCTATCGCACAGCTTGGATTAATGATGGCGTGCATCCAGGAGGTTGTAGAGAACACTGAGCAGGAAAACTGGTCGAGTAAGGACCGGGCGAAATTGTCACTTAAAGCGCTCCTGAATTTCGTTGATTCGTCAGCTTCGGTTGTTTTTAACGGCAAGGTGATAGTCAAGTACAGATCGTTCTCATTTGACAATTTAAGGCACATGGAAGCGTGCAACTTGTTTGACAGGGCTTTTCCTCTGCTTGCTGGTGTTATTGGCGTCACTGAGGAAAAATTGATCCGAACGGCTAAGGAGAACATGAAAAAACGATGAGTAAATACAAATTTATAATTGACTCATGGAATAAACAAGCAGATGAATTTAATCAGTGGGACTCGCTTGGAGATGACGAAAAGATTGAATTTGCCCTTGATTCTGCTTTCCATGTCCTTGATATACTTCCACGTTTGTGGGCTGCAGGGTACACTGCAGTTGAGCAAGGCGAAGAGTGGTGGCTGTTTGCTCCAACTGGAGACGGCGTGGTAAGCGGCAAGACATTCAAAAAATTGTGCGTAAACATTGTGCTGGAGGAGCTTTGGCTCATGGCAAAACGACAAAAGTACGGAAATAAAAAGGTAGTAATAGACGGTGAAAAATTCGACAGCATGAAGGAAGCAAGCCGTTACGGTGTTTTGAGAACCATGCTCAACCTTGGCAAGATCAAAGACCTGCGGTTGCAACCGTCGTTCCGGATCAGCAAGGGCGGAATAAAAGATCCGGCCACAGGTAGGACGATGGCGGCAAGAAAATATATCGCCGATTTTGCATATGTGGACACAGCCACCGGTGCAAACATCGTGGAAGATGTGAAGAGCGTCATAACGGCAAAGGACAGCACGTACCGGTTGAAGCGGCAATTGTTCCTTGAAGCGTACGGTGCTGATTGCACCTTTATCGAAACATGAAAAATCTCAGAAAACACGCACAGGGCAAGCCATGCATGATAAGACTGCCAGGGTGCAGCAACGACGACGAGCAAACTGTTTTGTGCCACTACCGGTCACCTACAACCGGCATGGGGCAAAAAGAGCCTGACGTTATTGGAGCGTGGGGCTGTACGAATTGCCATGCTATTGTAGATGAAAAGGTGCCGGCCCCTGCAAGGTGGACACGCAACGATGTTGTAATAGCTTTTGCAGAAGCAATTTTCAGGACTCAGAAAGAGTTGGTTGAAACTAAAATTTTAAAATGGTGAGAATGTGAGAATAGAAACTAAACAGGTAAGAATTGGACAACTTGATGGCAAAATAGTGTGGATATGCCACTATAACAGGCCGGATATGCATAAAAAAGCATTACGAAACCTGCCGCCGACAAAGGTGATAATTCGTAGCAATGACGAACTTCCTAAAAACAAAACAGTATATTATTCAGCAAGCCACTTTTCTCCGCTTAGCAAAAAAGGTTTGCCGTTGGCTAAAGTTATTTCTCCAGTCGATAACACAGGATACAGGAGTAGAGCCGGAAATGAGCTTCATGTTTTTGACAATGAGGAAGAGTGCAACGATGCATGGAACACCCAGCTTTCTGCCCACATGGAAGACCTTGACTCTTTGATAGAGAATGCTTCGTTATATTGGAGGGAAGAGAAGCAAATTCTTGCGAAGGCATTAAAATAGAACAAAACGCTTGAAAGTTTCACAGTTATTTGATAGTATTAAGTTTCAATAGGCCGTGATAAGCCGATTACGTTACACGAAAAGCATATCTGAATTAGTCGAAATGGTGTCCCCCAGCGTGGGAATTATCACCACCACTAGACTTGTTTGGATATGCTTTTTTTGTGTCTGCCTTCAAGTCCACATAGTTTTCCCCAGGTCAGCGACCGACAACTAAAAAAAGAGCGAATAGTAAATCGTAGTAAAAAGTAACCAGCGTTAAATTGACACCGAACGCCTTAACCGGATAGAGCATGTAAGCCCGCCACGATTTAAAAGGGGATAGTAACCCTTGGGGAATTTTAAAGTTGGTTCCCCGAAATTGGACATGTTGAATTTGAGTTACTTTTCGCCAGCATTTAATTGTTCCGCTGGTTTTTTATAGAAGCCCATTTGATTAATACAATCGTTGGGTATGGTGTCGTATTTTAACAAAACAATATGGAGAGTAAACCAATGCATGACTACAAAGATTTCTCAGGGAAGAAATACACAGATATCGATGAAGGTGACCTGCAGCCGGATGATGTCTTTATCTGTCGCAACGGAAACAAAGCAGAAGCCTGGAAGTACATCGTAGCAATCGAGCATGAGAACAAGTGTGAATTCCTTGGCAAATTTGAGCTTGAGTATTTGGCGCGGGTATTCGCCGGTACGGTTGCAGCTCTTAGGGATGCTATTGATGTGGCGACAAAGGAGGGGTTGAGGCATGCGTGACATCTATGTTGCCTTTGATTATAGAGGCCTATCCATGGGGATCACAATCCAAAGCTTTGATGTCGGAGATAGCAACGAGGTAGAGATTGGGGACTACGAGATAAGCCTTGATTATTGCATAGACGACAAACAACACCCCTTTGACAGTATAGCTTTGATGATTAACGACATGCTTTCGGATGGTCGGCATCTGCAAGAGAAGATCTTTGACTGCATAAGCCCTGAAGACATGGAGAGGATAGAGGAGACGTGCAGGAAAGAGTGGCGTGATTATTGGGATGATTTTACTCGTGACCATGGTGTCAGGTTTGAGGATCAAAACCTTACTTAGCCACTATTGTTGGTTTTTAGAATAAAAGCATTGACATTAATTCCGCATCGTGTAATATGGAGACATACCAGAGAGAAACACAAATCAATACACGGAGAGACAAAATGAGTACAGAGGAAAAAGGAAAGGTTATAGGCGCAATTATTACAGAGTTACAACTTTCTGGCCGTGATTTCGACGAAGGAGACACATTCTTTTCATTATGCTTTAAGTCCGACAAAGAGCTGATGCATATTGCAAAAAGAATGAGAGCTGTGAAGTGAGGGGTGGCCCAAGATACGACGAGGAGGGGAACCTCCTCACTGGCCGAAACCATGGCCCGACCGGGAAAGAGTTGAAGAAATCTTTCACAATCCGGGCCTATCCTTCAGATGTGGAGTCCCTGCAAAAGATAGATAAGACATTACAAAAAGCGGTGGATAGCGGAGTACATTTACTGTTGGGAAAACGCAACGCATGGACAACAGAAAAGCCTACTTCCCCAGGTTGGTTCTGGGTTCGACGCGCTGGCTTTCCTTGGCCAATGTGGATACAGGAAGTAACAGATACAGACACAACTACTGATGGTTACGAGTGGTGTGAGGTTGAGCGGCCACTGTGAAGGCCATAAAGGTATGAGGGACATGGACAAGTTATGAAAAATGGAGACTATACACACAAAGTTGCAGCAGGGCTGCGAAGAGTGAAAAATACACCGGATGCTTTTCTTTTTTGTGGCGACTGTGACACGACGTGGGATCTGCCGGAAATATTGGGCATACCTGTGTATCACTCAGCGCTAATCGTAAACACATGCACGGATATGGATGTTCCATTTATCCCGATGTGGGTAGCAGAGGGTGACTATATCGTTCTGCGTGGCTTGTTTAATGACGGTTACGCTGACTGAAGCAGGCTTTAACTTTAATTCCAAGGAACAACAATGAACGAAACAGACAACACCGCAACGCGCCTGGAGATGATGCGAAAGCCTTTCGACCCTGAGCAAATCTCAAAGCTTCCAAAACCAACAAAAGCGCAAACAAACGCAGTAAAGGAAAGCTTTCAGAATGGGAAAAGGTGTGATGTGTGTGGCGGATGGCATCATCCGAAAGTTATACACCTGGACTATGTAGGACATGCTGCGCTCACAGACAGATTGCTAGATGTAGATCCTCTTTGGCAATGGGAGCCTGAGAAAAGAGACGAAAACGGCTTCCCTGTCTTAGATAAAGATGGAGGAATGTGGATAAAGTTAACAGTGTGTGGTGTTACCCGGCCTGGATATGGAGACTCAGGCGGGAAAACTGGCAGCAACGCGACAAAAGAAAGGATCGGTGATGCTCTCAGGAATGCAGCTATGCGCTTCGGTGCTGCGCTCGACTTGTGGCACAAAGGAGACCTGCACGGCATCGACGAACCAGAAGACGAAAAGCCAGAACCAATCCCGGTAGTAAAATGGCAAGAGGGCATCGAGTCGTTTTTTGAAAGAGGGCATACGGTCGCCAAGCTTAATGCATGGCTTAATGATAAAAAAGACGATATAGCCCTGCTGAGCGAGGAAGATCAACACAAAGTAAAAGTTTGCGTAAGAGAGACAATGGCAGCTATCACCGAGAATCTGGCAAAGCCACCCGAAACCGTAAAGTGCCCAGAAAGTGGCCGGGAAGCAGTCAAGGCCGACTGCCTACAAAGCGAATGCCACAAAACATGCGAAGCAATGGGCAATTCCCATGATAATAAATTGGAGATAAGTATCGATGGCTAAAACAAAAGAAGAAGTACTCGACCTTACCGTTGTGTTGACTGGAGAAATAGTAGAAAGTAATTTGCCAGCATTTAAAGAAAAGGCACTTGCGGTAATCAAGGCAGCAGATAGGCCACTGGTAACAACCAATGATTTCGATGATGCAGCGACAACTGTCAAAAAGTGCAAAGAAGCTGAAAGTGCGCTTGTGGCGGCCAAAGAAAAAGCTCTAAACCAAACAGTAGATATCAAAGCGCTTTTTGATACCATGGACGAGATAAGCGCTGAGTTGAAAAAAACACGGCTATCACTCGATAAAAAAGTGAAGAAGCGCAAAGTCGAGATCAGGGACGGAATTATTAATTCAGCCTACGGAAGGTTTTGCGACGCCTTTGAAGTTGTTGCAAAAAAAACTCCAGAAGTACGCAACTCAACAAAGGTAAATAGGGTGCTGTTTGAGGATGCTGTTTCCGGTAAAAGCAATATTGAGAACATGGAAAAGGCTGTCGATGCTGTCCTTAATGGCGAACTACACATACTAGACAAGTTCAAAGCTCTCATCCAGGGCAACAAGGAGCTGATCGCCAAGTGTGAGTACCAGTCGTTGTTCCCAGACGTCTTAACGCTTGTTTGCAAACCTTCCCCTGAAGTGCAGTTGACCCTCGACTCCAGGGTGTCAAAGCACATCCTGGAAGAAAAGGAACGCAAAGAGAAGGCGGAGGCTGCAGCCAAAGCAGAAGCAGACCGAAAGGCTAAAGAGGAAGAAGCGTTGGCCGAAGTCAAAGCAAGAGAGGACAAAGGGCCCAGCGAAATTGCCCAGCAACAGCCAAAAGAAGAAGCACGGACGGAATCAAAGCCAGAATCGACACCGAATTTCACAAACACAAGTGGCCGCGCATTCCGCGAAGTCGTAGGGACAACAGCAACGCAACCGCCCGAGAGCGAAGAGATTGAAGGTAATTACATCGTAACCGTTAATCTCACATGCACATTGACAAAAGCAAAAGAGACTGCGCGAGATGTCAGAACTATATGCGGAAATGCAAGCCTTACCAAAGGGTGACACCATGGCACAGCCAAAAATATACGTAACAGACGACACCGGCAAAAAGCTAACCCCAAAAGCTGCGGCAGCGTTGATTCCAGGATGTGATCAAAACAAAGTGCGCCATTATATCGCGTCAAAAGGCGCCAAGACTCTTGCGAATATAATCGAGATAATGGAAAACTTGTCAAAAAACCGTGCATTTTACTTACCAAACGAAATTGTAAAAGAAGAACTTGGGCTAGTTGAGGAATGGGAAGATTTCGCGCAGGAAGTTTGGAAAGAAAGAACAAGAATTGTCAAAATGGTAATAGCTGTGATGCTTTTGGTTCTTGCTTTTTCTGGCGGCGTGGCTTCCGAACATGCTTTCCCTGGCATTGTATATGATTTTCTATTCGCCAGATAACGACCTGAATAACCTGCCCGCCCCGGGTAAACCGTGATTTTTGAGCGTGGCAGAAACTAAAACTTAACACTGGAGAACGGGCGTGTGAGCGGGTCAGAGTTTATGCGCTTGTTATATTTTATGACCTCAGAGCAATATGAACAAGCACGAAGCGTTAAGAAGGCCTTGGGCGAAGTCGAGAATGAACTAAAAGCATGGAAAGAGACTGAAACGCCTAGAGATTTAGGCCACAAACAGCACTGGAACAACGGGCACCTTGTGGCGCTTCCCTCTAAGCATTCGCCAGCAGAAGCCTTTGTAGCTTACAAGTCAGCATGTGTAAATGCATTGAAAGTGAAAAAGGCTGAACTGGATGAGATGTTTTTAGCAATATAACGGCCTTAATAACCTGCCCCGTGCAATAAAACCGCAGGATGTGGAGCGAAGTACAAACGATAAATTTACCCAGATGGTAGCCCGAAGAACGGCGCGGCACGGGGTCTGAGTTAATTTATTTGTTATCTTTTTATTAAAGGAGCTTAGACATGGCACGAAAAAGAAAAGTAGGCGAAAGTTACAAGAAATACAGGACAGAACTGAAGCGTGAAGCAATTGCATTGAAAAGAAAATTGGCGGGGAGTGTTCTTTGGCCTGGTAGTTGGGGAACTGCACGGAAAGTTGTAAAACCAAATGGTGTTCTTCTTGTCGGCAATGGGCATTCTGTCAGGTGTTGAAAACTTTAGAGTCGCCGTGAGAAAATCTACAGTATCGGGGAGCACTCTGCCTAACGGCCTTTTATGTAAATCCGAGGCGGCTCTATTTTTGGTAAGATAACGTCCCGTATCACTGGAAACAAGCGGAATTACCGACCAGTGAGGAACGTAGATAGAAGTTTAAACGTACCTGGAGACTTGGCCTGAAAATGGGCGTGCTTGTTCTCCATGTGCATGCAATTGTTATACTTTAATTTTTGTGAGGATTATCAGTGAAAGCAAAACCTATGAAACAAACACCAACTGGCCAGATTGAATGCAAATCACACGAAGCAACTCATGTATGGCTTTGTATGCCTGGGCCGTTTAGTCACAGGGTGTTACCTGTTGTCCACGGTAACACCACCAGAAAAGGAACGCATTGCTGGACGTGGAATGGTGACACTGAAAAGCCTACCGTTAAACCAAGTATCATAACCAGAGGCGGTGGTGATGGTGTGTGTCACTCTTTTGTCAATGATGGAAAAGTTCAGTTTCTAGGAGACTGCACCCACGAATACGCAAACAAAACCCTTGATCTGCTCGAAGTTGATTGAGGAGTATAACGATTTGCATAACCTGCCCGCCCTGGATTAACCGGAAACTTTGAGCGTGGCAATAACATTAATTTAGCACTGGAGAACGACCGTGTGAGCGGGTCAGCCGTTGATGCGCTTGTTATCTTTTTATTAAATTTTAGGAGTCAGATATGAACTCAGTAAAAATAGCATATATTGTTTGTTCGACGGTGTTTGAATTGGCTTTTTTGTTTCTGGCAGTAGTCGCACCCATGTGGATAACCCCTGGTCTTTATTGGTGGACGGCAGCAGCTGTGTTTTTGATGGCTTGCACATCTAAAGGATTCACCGACCGACTAAATTCATGGAAAAGTTTTGGTCATGTTTAATAGATAACGCCCAGCTCACGGGCAAGCGGGGGATTAACACCCGAGAGCATGGATAAATTACGAAACTAAATAAATGAGATGAAGTATCGGAAAAAGGCGATCCCCGCTTGTCCGGTGCAGCGTCTTGTTAACTAAAAAGCAAGGAGATATCGTGGCAACACCAAAAATAGAGAAAATATGGCTAAACGAAATGCCAGTTAGTGGCGTCGAGTTACGGTTAGATTGGGACAACGACAGACATCATGCTGTTGTAGTCTCATACCCTTTTGGCGCAAAACAAGTTGCTGACGCAATGGTGTCAGCTGCACAACTTATTAATCGTGACCGTAACCTGGCGGATGGCAGTTAACAGTATTAATAAGTGGAGAACTTTCCACTCTTAACTTTGTTTTGAGTGTAATAAGTGGAAAACAGATGTTGCTGTGGTTGCTGAGCCTTTGCCTATATTTTACGATGCAGACATCACGCCCTGTAAAATATATGATCCCCAAACTCAGCAACCTTATTCATTCGTTTGGCCCAGTAAGGATCTATGTCGTTTTTATGGTAATGGTCTGCTCCTTGCATAGTATTGCCCTGCAACCGTTGATCCATTGCTATCGCAGCAGCTTCAAGGCATGACACCATTGCTGCGTGGTCATCTATGTCGTCAGGCTTCTTGTCAGAATACCAAGAAAATTGATGAGGCTGTTTTACTACTGCGATCACTGCTAACCTGCGCTTTGTTGCACGGGCTATTGTAACATGCGCCACGCCTATCTTCCCCTCTATAGGTTCACCGCGCGCCTCGTGGTAGATGTTTAGCGCCAACCAATACACAGATTCAACAAATAGCATATTATTGCTCCACTGGAGTCTCGATATCTTTCAACAACTCTGAAAATTCATCAAGTTTAGCTTCTCCTTCTGCCCTGCTCCGCACTCCTTCAACGCACGTAAAACACGCCTCCATGGTTTTCATGGTTGACGCATCTGTCAGACTGTCAAGAATAGTTCTTTCTCCGCAGCCACCCAACGATAGGGCAAGTAAGATACTGACAAATAATGTGATTTTCCTCATGACACATTCTCCTTTTTTAATGTGAACATCCCGTTTTTTCTGCATCAACATTGTTTTTGACATAACGTAATCCACAAGGTGCTATTATTATTTCATCCATTGCCACCTCTAACATAATACTCTCTCTTTCTTTTTTTTTTCTCATCTTCTTCATGGCCAGCCAGAAAAGCAACTATCGAAGCATTTAGGTCTTTTTGTTCTGCCAGATGATCTGAGACTGTTTTTTTCAAAACAACGAATTCCAGCTTTAAGTTGTGACTTTGCTTTACATTAGCAGCCAAACATGAAAATATAGCAACCAAAACTACCAAAATAGACGTGTTAATCCGCTTTGATATTCCCATTCCTATCTTTAAGTCTCTATACTCTTTTTGCGTCAATTCGTATGTTTTTATCATTTCACACCTTGCTTTTCTTACAAATAAAAATCTTAAAGGTGCTGCTGCTCCGCCGCGAATATCATATAATTAAAATGGGTTAACGTGATATTCCCTCCTGCTGAGTCAGTCCACGTCATAAATTCCAACTCATCATCATCGACCAGATCAACCGAAAAAGAAAATCCCGGCAGGCCCTGGGCCTGATTTGCTGTTTTCATAAATGTGCCGGTGATAGACCGGGGGGAAATTTCCGCATCATTGAGCCACACAGAAAAGTGTGTAAACGAACCTACATCATCGCTCCTTGCTGTCATTACTCCGACAATATTAAAACGTCTCGGTACGCTCGTGCCTTCTACGTATGTTAAAACGTTACCACTTTCGGTAAAGCCTTCTAAGTTATATTCATAATTGCCTACCACCGGATATCTTTGCCCGTCATTCTCGCAAGGTGTAGTACGGTCAATATCTTCACCGTCATCTCCGGTGATGATGAGTACTCCATCAACTCGATGCTCCGGCCAAACAAAACTATATTCTTCCGTTTCCGCTGCTGCCAAGCTAAGCGGGATCAGCACAGCAGTTAAAAACAAAACATAAAATGCTACACTTTTAAAAGTGTCATGAATTCTCATAATCTTCTCCATAATTTTTTTCCGTCTCGTACTATTTGTACACCATCTCGTACCAACCATGCGGCACCGCCAGCGCTGAAGAGCGCCTTACGTAAACACTCTCCAGTTTGTACCTCACTATAACACCAAAGCGTTTCTGTGCTTGGAGCAATAGAGCCAAACATGTACTTGTCGTTGTTGTTTACCAGAGGGACTACAGCACGCACAGATACATTATCCACCCAACCGTCAAAATCAGTTGTCGGTGTTAATAAAAAGTCTGTGCTTGTCGTGCAGGTCAGACGCTCAGTAAAAATACCATTGCCCCTTGCTGTTCCCGTAGCCCCGGACCCGGCATATGGCGTCACAGTTCCCGCCGTTGCCCCCCCTGCTGTAAATGTAATCTCATATTCGACAGCATCAGTGAGTGTTATAGCAGATGTCAATGCAACTACAGATCCAGTTGTGTGCCTTGCAACTCCAGGAGACTCCCACGCCCAGTTTGTGGTTACTGAGTATCCTGCGAGGTTTGTGGTAAAGTGGTTATTTGGTTGTAGCTCAGCGCCAAGCTCTTCGATGGTTTGCTGCTGAAATGTGAGAGCTTCGTCCAGGTCGTTGATAAAAAAACCATCCGTGTCCATGGCGATGATTGCGGCAGGGACAGGATCGGCAAACTTGTACCCGTTCATCGAATAGTTCCATTGGTTTCCAGCGTGGAACGTTGCGCCTGAATGGGCGTATGGATACCTCCCACTTACATCTTCCCAGTAACCATAATGAGCTTCGTAAAAATAAGTGTTCTGGGTTCCGGCCCACACAGCAGCGTAATCCGATGACGTTATAGTCATCTCTGTGCCGTCTGTTGCGAATGTGCTAGTGGGGTTTACTGTGTCGGTTTTGCCAATGCAGGGGAAACATCTATCATTAATACAGATATTCCAAAATTTACCATCCGTATAAATCCCAGCGTCTAAACCCATTGTGCCAGTAGCGCTATGAACTACAACACCTGTAACACCTGTATTAGAGCCAGAATCTTTCAATATATTATCTATGTATAATGAACATTCACCTCTTGCTCTATCAAGAACCACTTTGATTTTTCTGGCAACACCATCATCAAGTGGTATGCCAGCATCTAAATTAACTTGATAAAAATCTAAACCTGACCCCAAACCCCAGCCAACAACCACCTCATTAGTGTTTACACCACCGCGAATACTAATTTTAAAATCTCGATACCCCTGTGAGTACAAACCTGCTGCTTGGACTGCGGAATACAGCTCAAATTCACAGCTAAAAACTATTGTATCTCCCAAATCTTGCCTAGCTGTGCTACCATATTCATCAACACCATTAAACGTAAGACTAGGCCCATCAACCATTACAAACGGATAGGAAACTACGCCCCTGGAGTAATCCTTAACATAAAGCGAACCATCAATAACTCCCCTATGCCAAGTCAGCACATCGTCAAAACACGGCGGGTGCCGCGCCTGGCTGGACAACAGGTAAGGGAGTTTTGAAGGATTTGTGAGGTTTGTTCCGGACGCGGATCCGTCTAGCGAGGCTGCAAATGAGCTTTGAGTGACAAGTCCACAAACAGCCAAGCAACAGACAAGCAAGAAGTATCGTGTGTGTTTTTTAATATTTGTCAGTAACATATCACTGCACCAGTTTTATACCTACGTCGTTTACGGTATTAGGTTTTGTGACCAGCAAATCTAGCGGAGAAAAAACAGGAATCGGACGTGTCTTGTCTGCTGTAAACTCCACAGCATCCCCATACTCGTCAACCCATGCACTTGCGGTTTGCTCGTCAACCCCTAACAACTCAAAAGTTACTGTTTCCGTTCCATCAAGTGTGCCATCAAGCTGAAACGATGCAGGTACTGTTGTCCTAGAGAATAGCTCCCTTGCGTCGTCTCCGATCTTGTCTTTCGGTAGTACTGTTTTCATTTCACACCTATTTGTTTTTTTATCCTACATTTGACGAGACAATTAAGATGAACAACAGAATCACAACAGAATCGCCTCCGCTATCAGTATATTTATAGTCATTCGGTTTATAGCTCAGAATGAAGAAAGTAGCGTGATGAAAACCAAACATTTACATTAGTAGCTGTCACTCCCCTTCCGATTATTGATATGTCGTCTCTAAGGTACGACAAATCTGTAACAAGTGGAGCAGCTACATTAGATGCGTTGATACTGTCAACAGCAGTGCAGGAAGGTATTTTAATCAGCTTACACCTGTAAGTCAGCTCACACCTAAGAATATCGCCTGACGAATAAATACTGCCGCCAGCAGAAGCAGTTCCCCAATGCCCGAATGGATTACAGGCCTCACGGGTTTCTTCTTTCGACCTCCGTCGTACAAAAAGTTCTTCATCGCTAGAATAGATTTTAATTTCAGCAATATTCAATGTCCCAGATTGGTTACCTAGAGAGTTTGTATTTGAATCAAAATCAGACCCTGCAGACATCCAAATTTTAAATTCTGTATAACTCAACGTCCCCACGGTCTTACCGCTAACAGAAGGGATCGAAATGAAAAATATTTTTTTCGCAAGAGAGGTTGTCATCGATACGGTTTCGACACCAACTTGAACTGAAGAAGATCCCCCTGACCCAAAGTTTTGTGTTATTTCAACGGCAACGTCTTTCGAGGAATCAGCACTTCCGTACAACTGCACCGCAATTGTTTCCCCGGAATACTTTTCAACATCCTTTATGCGAATAAAATGATAATTTTCTTCTGTTACAGAACTATCGGTTGCAAACACCCCTTCATGATAAAATTCCGGATTTTCAGGAACCAATGTTTGCCCAGGGGTAAATGTTTTTTGATCAACAATGAGAGAAGATCCGGCAGTTCTATAACTACCAGCTCTATCAGCGACAAAGGTATCAATAGCCGCCGGTATCGTTACCGGTGATCCTAGATATCGCTCCCAGCGATCAAAAGTGCCATTGATACAATCATTTTCTACAGCACCTAGATTTGCGTTTATCGCTGCCTCTAAATTACTAATATCAGTATCATCAGCTATAGTGCCATCCCTATCCTGGAAAGCGTAAGTTCTTGCAGCCGTGTTTGTATTTGTAAAAAATGAAGTAAAGGTATCGGCAACGTTTTTAAAATTGATTTTAAACAGAGTGAGGCCTACAAGATTTCCGGTCGTATCTTTCCAGGTAGAAAGTATCGTTGCTTTTAGATTAGCAAAAGTAAGTTTTTTAAGGCTGAATGTGTCCGCGCTGTCTGCCAATCCTAATTCGTCAAGGTCAACAGGGGGGGTCTTGGCTGTAGCTGCATGGATCTGAGCACCAAACGACATGTCCAACCATTCAGGGTCTACGCCTGGTTCACTCGCGGTAACGTCGGCCAGATCCTCTAGTAATTGCCATTGCTTGTCATCATGATAAACGCTGGCAGGAACAGCAAGAGCCCCTGCCTGATCTACCCACAATCCTAAAAAGTTAAAAGCGGCCTCAAGAAATGCGATTGAGCTATACGGAGCCAACTCGTCATCAACTTGAAACTTGTCAATCCAGGCGTCGTTTGCAACGTTTCGCTGTTTTACTATTCCATCAGCAATGGATATCCACCACATGCCACCGTATGGCGTTTCAGGCTCAAACTCTCCTGAGTTATTACTTGCTAATGCTTGCAAAGCTGCGTTCGTCGCTGCCCTGAATGCTCCGCCAGTGTTGGCGTCAGTTTTGGTGATTTCGTAGTCGTGTTGACTCATTGGCCTTCCTTCTTATGATGAAAGATGTCCTGCAGTAACATTAGAGTGTGTACCTTGCATCAATGTCGATATGATATCCAGAGTTAAGAATGACTTGGCCTACTTTAGAGCCTGTGTTGGATACGGTACCTTTAAGCCCAACAATAAAACCTGATTGATTGTCGAGACCAATTGCAGAAAATGACAAAAAGGATTGGTCAGCGTAATTTTGGAATTTAATATTAGCTACACCATTAGACGACACGCCGGTTATGGGACTCATCGGCACTGGTAACTGCAAGGAAAACATTGCTGTGGTTTGCGAAACTAAGGTGTCAATGTAAGATGTCGAAATATACGTATTGTGCGGCGAGCCTGCCTTGATTCTCAAGAAATACCTGTAACAACTCAACTCTGCTTCGGTTATCTTGGGTGAACTGTACGCAGTTGCCACAACCCCTTCCTCAAGTTTTAGCTTCTTAACAGTTACCGCCTCACCGGCATCCACGACGTACTTGAGGTACGGAGTGTCGTAGGCGTCGGTGTTAGAAGTGTCTTTTGCGAAAGTAACAGCAAAAGTACCGGTAGTCGTCAATGTCGAATTGCAACCCAATCCATTAATGGCAAAGTCACCACCAGTTATAGCCGTTACTTCACCGGACAATGTTAAGTAATTCCCGTCCGGTACCGCGTGGATGTCGTCATTTTCCTGCTGCATCCACGATGCAGCAGGACTGGTCACATCATTGTCAAGTTGTATTGTTTTATTGAGACGGGTAACTTCAAGACAAGCGCCAGTGCCGACACGATCAACGCCCCACATGTCGAATATATGCTGTTTCTCTGTCGTAGCTGCACCATCTACATACTCTTCCTGATTCACAAGCCCTTCCGGATTGCTTAGGAGGTTTTTGTTTATTCCAGAAACCCACCCGACCCAAGCAGTATCAGTATCATTCCTCTGCTTCAAAACTCCAGCAGTGGTATCCAACCACCACATCCCGGCGTAAGTGGTGGTTGGCTCTGTAGCACCTAAGCTATTTGACGCAACAGCCTGTAGGGCTTCGTTGATGGCGGCCCTCATCGACGGGCCGCTGTTCGCGTCTTCTGTTGTTATTTCATAATCATGTTGTGACATCTAATATCTCCTCTAATATCCCACTGATTGCCAATCTACGTTACGTTCCACGCCAGAGCCAGAATTTAATATTTGTATCGTAAAGCCGGTTGCGCTTACTGCTGAGACTTTGTACGTATCGCCACTGCTGGCGTCGTTGATGGTCACACGTACAACAGGCGGAACTATGTAGTCAGTAGAGAATAGCACAGAAGTGCCGCCGGAAGCAACCTCCAAATCTTGACCTCGCTCGGCCCTGTCCGGCATATCCACCGAAATTAGAAATTGATTAATTACAGGGTAACTCGAAAATGCATTTGAAATAAGATGTACCCTGAATTTAAAGTACTTGGCCTTATAGTCTCCGACAATAAAAGCTACCCAGCCTGTCCAAGTTATACCATCATCACTATAAGAGATTTGAGGTTCCACGGAAACGCCGCTATTCGGCCCGTCTACAATATCGACAGAATCAAAGTCACTTATGTCATCCCATAATAATTCAGCGTTTACCGCTTCAAAATCAACTGCCATTCCACAACGAGCAGTTTGGACACTTCCCAAATTAACAGTTTCGGAAGGGTAAAAATACCCCTCCGGAGACGCACCACCATAACTATCTATAAACTCCCATGCGTCGAAATCTGTGATATCGTCCCATAATCCAACCATATCAAGAAACAGTTGTCCGTGGTAAGAATAACAATTTTCCTTAACACCTGTCCAAGCCGTTCCGTCGTTAACCTCTTCAATGAAATTAAACTGAACGAGTGACGGGATGTCGGTAATAAATGACTCCGCCGTGACACTCTCTCTACCCTCCAGGTCAACCGCTTTAACAAAATAGGTACCATCCAGTGCCACCGGTAAAGTTAAAGTGGTGGTAAGCGCCCTGCCGACTTCTAGAGAATTCTCCCAAGTGGCTCCGCCAGTTAACAATGATGAATATTTAACAATATAATAATCAAGGTCAAGATCGGTGTTTGGGTCCCATGTGAGCATCAACCCGTTAAATGAGGTTTGGGAAAACGAGAAACCTGTTATGTCAGCTGGCGGGCTTGAGGTGCCCACAATGATTTCATAAACAGTACGGCTCCACAACCCTGCTTTTCCATCAATATGGTATCTGCCCTGAATTTCATACCGCCGACCTTGCACAATGTCTTCATCAACAATGACTTCATTTGTTATTTCAGATGCTTTAATCCATGGGTTAAATGTATGTGCTCTCCGGTAACGTATCTCCATAGTTTCAACTAGAGCGTCCGGATAAGAGTTGGCCAAAGCAGTAACTCGCAACCTTACAGTTACAGCTCTACCGATCCTTACAATAACGCTTTCGTCAGATACTGTTGTTAAAATAGGCTTGTAAAGAGAAGCCCTGTCAGGAGGTATCGTGATGTGAGAATCAAAGTCTGGGATAGTCCCGGTATGTGCGCTGTGTACCTCCGGTGCATAAGCAATGCATACCAACGATGCTGTCAAATCCCCTGTGGGTGTTATTGACTTTACAATCAGGTCAATGGATTCTTCGTCGGTTTCGCCGTACATCATCAAGGCGTCAATGTCAGGTGCCGATGCAATCGGAAGGACACCAGAAACCTCAAAAGTTGTCCATTCGCCAACAGCAGTTACGAGATTTATTAAAAGAGCGTCCCCGTCCATTTGCCGTATGCGAAATTGATAAGTTTTACCAGACTCCATAGGTAATAACTCATCAACCGTAATGTGTGTCACATTAACAGTATCATCAGTATATGATTTTACCCGGCCATAGCCAAGGCCAACCGCTATCACATCATTAGTAAATTTAACCCTATCGCCGCGTGTGCATGTTAAATACTCAAAATCTGTATTAAATGTGTGGCTTTCTGGGCGCAACCTCGCTGTTGCTATGTGGTATCTTGCGTGCTTGTATGCTTCCCACGCCGATGTGATTCCAGGTAAAGAGAGTTCTTCGAATTTAGTCGCGGTCTCTTCCGTGTAGCCATCGTCATAAACAATGCGTTCATCCTCTCGCCAATCCTTATCCCGATTCCAAAATTTTACCCGGAAAGCATGAGGTCGGTCAAAAAATATTTTAGCATAGGAATACTCCCAAGTGTTACGCGGAGTAAAATATTGTGCAATGTTCGTTTGGACTCTATCCATAACGACACCAAATTTTCCGTCAATATATCCCGGCACTGCTCTTCCTGCAGCAGCAATCATGCCAAGGATGCTGTCAACCGAACTTTGATAATCAACATAATGGTTAAATTCGAATTGTTCTTCCTCGCATATCGCATGCCATTCCTCAAGTGCATCCAAGTCTATTTGGTCATCGCCAAGAGGGCGCTTATTAGCGGGGCCCTGTAACACGAACCGGTAGAGTGACGCCGGATTAGACGTGGGACGCTCAACCCATTCGTCAAGGTAGCTGTCGTAGTCAAGACAAATTAGTTGGGCGATTGTGTTATAAGTGTTAATGGATCCGTTAAGTTGGTCCGTGGCCCTTATCCTAAGAGCAGTCTTCGCCATATAAGGTTCTGTTATCGCACCAGTTATTTGATGAGAGCGTAAAGCTGTCCACACCAGAGTATCCGCTATGCGATTAGAATCAGTATCTGGGGACACACGACGAAGCCGAACTTCATATTGACCTACTGGAACCGGAAAACTGAGAGTCCTTCTGATAGTAGATGCTGTTTCACCGGTTTGGGTAGCTATGGTATGTGGTTCTGGAGTTACGTCAGGTATAATGAGCTCTCCACCCGTATAATGAACAGCTCTGTCTAACCAAGTGTACACCTCGCTAGGGCCTAAGCTCGGCTTGTATACTCCTGAGTTTTTTACAAATGGGGGGCGGATATCCGTAAGCCCTTCAGCGTAATAAAGAACCCCCTCGACGGGTGAATATGTTGTAAACGTTGCTATTCCGTAAGCAGTTGACGGAACCGGCAAAAAGGATTCCTCCAATGCATTGGGCGGTAGTTCTGAATATAAAAAATAATCACCGGTTAGGGAATATCTGTAGTAATCACCATACGGGTCTATCGTATAGTTTCCAGGGGAATATTCAGTATACCTCGTATAAAAAACTAAAGTTACGTTTGAAATAACTGAAAGCAGACCTGACATTTTGTCTAAAATAAGTGTGTCTTTGCTGGCAGATCCCAAAGCAGTCGGTGAAGGTATCGGGAAAGTGCCTTCAATTACTGTATATTTTATCGACATTACAGTTCAACCTCATGAACTTCACCGATCCATTCTTCAGTACCTTTCAGACGATACTGGATATCAACCAAACCGGTCAATCTATCTGTAGATCCGTCGTCATTTAATTCCAGCAATCCGTTTGGATATGTTATATCAACAGAAACCCTATTCACATTTGGTTGGGTTTCCCTCATCGCCCATCCGTCGACTTCTTTTAGGACAATCGACTCATCTTGTTGAAAAACATCTCCGGGAAAAAGCAAAGAATTAGCCAAACTAGATCCGTCCAAGACTTCCATTTCAATATCGTCAAAGCTATTTACGGAAGTTTCCCCAAAACGATGGTCGACCATATGAAGAACCCCAAAACCTTCACAAAAAATACAATGCATGTACTGGTCGTCACCCTCGTTTGTAGTATAGGGCCTAGCTCCATAAGGTGGAGATATTCTGTGTCTACCTAAAAGCATCGGGATGGGACCGTAAGGAGCAAGAGAATTACCAGCACCAGATAGGGCGTAGGAAGGTTTTGCGGCAGCGGAACTAGCCCCCGAACCTGATACACTTCCCCCCGAGAATGCCCCCGATATTCCCCCAACATTTGCTAAAGCCCCGGACGGCGGCGGGCAGATGGCATTGACAAGAAGCATGCCTACCGTCATCACTGCGGCTCCGGCAAGAGCGCCTGCGACTGAGGAACCAGTTGCTCCCAAGAGGCCTAGCGAGGCACCCCCAGTATATGCCGCAGCAACAGCAGCCACAACAACAACCACAACTGTCAGAATAGTTCTAAAAATATTTTTATCTCCACCGCCTCCTGTAGGAACAGCGCGGATGGAAATATAAGAACCAGCAGCCGGGACCACATTGGCATAATTCTCAGGGAGGACAGGAACTCCGCCTATGGAAACAAGGTAAGACACATGATCAGGCATGTGAATAGTTTCAAGTATTTGCTGTATAGTCATTCCTTCGATAAAGGCGTGATCAATCCTTTCCGTAGTAAACGGATTCGGACAGGAGCAAACTAAAACTTTTGAATCATCCTTTATAACTGTAGAATCCGACAATTCTATTCCTCCACGTAATGCTTTTTACTTTTTCTATCACCGTTCCTGAACCGCTTAAGCAATGAATGAATTTACCAGCTCCGATATAAACACCGACGTGCATCGGGTGAGCTTTCAAACGAAATAAAATAACATTGCCCACAGAAGGCCTAACTTCAGTTATCCAATCACACTTTTCTTCATCAATTGCCTTGGCCAATACCTTTGCATCTGCAGTATTCTGATATTTTTCTGTGTATGTGGGTAACTCTATGTTTAAAATATCTCTATAAATAAGAAATACTATCCCCCAACAATCACACCCACCCAAACTTCGACCCTTCTCAACAAATGGTATTTTAGCATATGCTGTAACATCCAGTTCCCGTCCCATCAGAACAAACCCGGAAAATTTGAAGGATTCATTGACCCACCAGGGAACGGTTCTGAGAGAAAATTTCCCAATGAAAGAGAACCTGAAATTACTAAGGCATCGGCGGTAACATCGCTTAGAGTAAAATTGTTAAAGCTGGCCTCCACGACATCAGGCGTTGATGCCAAAACAACTTGAATAGTCACAGTAGGGGCGGAATCAAGTTGACGTACTGCCAACAATATGGACCGTTCTATATTGTCAATAGATATTTGAGCAGATGAAATTGAATCATCAGAATCGTCAGGAAGAGTTATTTCCATGGGTAAATACAAATACTGATCCTCGTTGCTCAGTGTCCCCCTTAGTGTTTCACCTTCAATTACAAATTCTTCTTTATTATCAGTCGATATTCGGATAGGAGTTTCCCCAAGGTCTTCATGGTCTATAGTGAGCAAGATGACTGGAACCTCACCCGTCTCAGGATGATATACAGCGCTACGGAATGTCGCTGAAGTACTTCTCACGGTAGTAACTCCATTTCAAGAGGTATCTCGTAGTGTCCTGCTTTCAATATAGCAGTCCACTCTGGCACGGCTTTAATACGCCAAGTACCGCTTACTTTAGTTCGAGGGTGTACCCAGGTGAACGATAAACTCCCAGATAATAAAGTCTCTTCATAAAATGTTTCGAATGTCGCAAGCTGTGTTGGGCTAAATATAAATTGTAACTTATGATCTCTTGTTCCAGCTGATATCCTACGTCGTGATTTTGCTGGCCCAATTTCCATTTTTGAGCGTATTGAGTTTTGAGCAGCTTTCTCTGAATAACCAAATACAAGAGGAACTTGTGGAAGCGTTGCTGGCCACGTTGCCATCAATTATCTCCCGGCCAACTGCGGCCTAGCTCCGTAAGTTGAATTCATTGCTTTAGCAATACTACCCCGTCCTGAACTGATTGACTTACCTACTATTTCCTCAATCATTATTACGATATTCTTTCCTCCCGAAGCGTTTTTCATTTCTGTAGTAGATGCTTGCGCTTTGGATGTATTATTTACAATTACGTTTGTGACTGACCCGCCGCCCAAGCTTCCATTTCTGATTATGTTGGCGTATTCTTTGGGCAACACCATTTCTTCTTCATGGATTTGAACCATGGGATTTGCTCCGCTTGGCACATCATACCCGCCTGCAGCACTGGGGACACTTAGGCTTGTCCCTGCAGATCCACCTATACTACCACCCATTGCACCAAACAGCCCTTGAACCAGTGGCTGTATTATCTGATATTTAATGACCATTTGCGTGAGCATTTTTCCGAACGACTCAAGAATACTTCCAAAAGACAACTCTGCGCCAAATACCATATCTGTAAATTTACTACTCATACCATCGGCCCATCCGGCAAACTCCTCTTTCATTTTGGTTGTTACTTCGACGTTCTTATCTTTTAGGGCGTCAAGATCCTCTTGCATTCTTACACCGAGGACTTCGTGGGTTTTCGCGCCCCATTCTTCCGTCTGGTTCCCTGCCTCCACCTGTTGCTGGATTAGGTCACCATAAGCAGCATATTGTTGTTCTATAGCATAAATGGAACGTTGCGATTCTGTCATTACTGCCTGGGCAAGGGTCTCCTCTCCTGCGATTATCTGACCTACTATCTTTTCCTCGTATTCCAGTTGCCGATTTAGTATCGCCCGTATATCGGCCTGTTCCTTCAACGAATCTTTAAGTTCCTTGGCTAGCCTCTTTTTATCCGCTGCGTCTGCCTTTTTCACCGCTTCTTGGTTTACTTGCGGGGCAAGTTCAGGAGCTGTAACTTGCTTTTGTTGCTCGACCTTAAAAGGAGTTGCTAGAAGCTCGATATGAGCCTTGGCGAGCCTTTGCAGTTCAGCTTCTTTTTGCTTGTACCGGCTTTCGTACTTCGCGTTGTACTCGACAAATTTTTGCATCCTTGCTTCTGAGCTATCAATACCCATCGCCGCCGGTATGGCAGATGGCAAGGAGGCTAGAAAGGTCATCGTCCCGCCTACCTTATCGATAAGCATCCCGATCCTTAACATTTCCGCTTTAACTCCCATAGCGCCAAGTTTTAATGACCTGTACGCTCCCCCTATAGTGTTCTGTATATTTATAGCTAATGGGGTGAGCTCACCACTTGCGTCAACAAGTTTTGCTCTAGTTTGATCAGCCAGTTTGAGAAGGTCTTCATAAATTGGTTTAAAGCCATCACGCAAAACACGATCCTTGATCGTAATGAGCGAGGTTCCAACAGCAGCCCATGTTTTTTCTATGAGAGTTGCAGATTCTCCAAACCCTGCCAAGAGTTCGCCAACTCTTTCAACGGTTGTGCCCTGCTCTTTCCATATTTTCAGGTGTTCTTGTAATTGCGGATCTATTGCTTTAAGTAACTTTGGGAGCCTGTCTGTGGCACGGATTTGGCCTTGGAGCAATGCGTTTATTTCCTGCCGCATCTGAATATCTGCATTTTGGCCTGCAGTGACAAGCTTCAGGGCATTGGCTATGTTCGTAAACCCCTGTACCTGCTTCTGGTTGTTGATGTCGAGCAGCGCCCCATTTTGCGCCATGGTTTCAGCCATAACGCCAAGATCTTTTCCAGTTGCTATTGTTTTTGAATCTATTTTTTCGAGAGTTACAACCAGCAATCCGGCATATTCATTTGCTTCCTTAAATCCTCCGGCTATGTCGCCCTGTGCTGATTTTTGCGAAAAAGTAGATATGAAGGCAGAAAGGGAGGCAACGCTTAGCTTGTGATCTTCAACGGCCTTTAGTCCGTCAGCTGATATTTTTGCGGCTGCTCCACCGATAGCTAACAACATCACTACAGAGGCGGCCTTCGCAGCAGTGCCCAATGCCTTGAATGTTTTATTGCCTTTTTTCTCAAGTGCTTTCAGGTCGTTCTGCATCCTGATCCCGACATTGTTGTGAAACTCTGTCGCCATCTGATTGCTTATCCGGCCGGACTTTGCAAGTTTATCTATTTGAGTGTTTAATGATTGGTATTTGCGTTTGACTTTTACAACAGACCGTTCATGCTCTGGTAATGCAGCCAACGACACCCGGCGTACAGAGGCGGCAGAACGCTTAAACGCCGCGTCTGTCTCTCTAGCGAACTGTTGCATAGCAACCTTTCCGCCTTTGTTGTCAACGATTACATTAAATTTTAAACTGGGCATATAATTAGCCTATCTTTTTTTTAATGCGTTTTAGAAGGTCTTTTTCTATAGCGCTTGCAACTTCGTTTTTTTTTGCCTCTACAGCAGGCCTCATAAACGGCTGCGCTGGCATTTCACCGCCCCTGGCCCCGAATTCTACCAAGTGAGCGTGCGGGGCAATCCTGTAATCAACGCCAACATACGCCGACCCTTGTCCAAGGAATTCAGCAGCAACTTTGTTTTGTCTTGCTACAATACCACGTTTAAGATTCCCTGTCTTCCCTATTGGGGCGCGTCGCTTCGCTTCTTTTGCGATAATGTCGGCCCCTATTCCGGCAGAAAAACTAGTCTCACCAACGCTCAAGAAGGTGTCTAGTGACTTCAACATCTTCTTGGTTTCCTTGTCCATTTGCATGGTCATTTTAGGGGGCATCGCTCACCTTAATATAGAGTCAAGATGTTTCTCAACTTCTTCGTCAGTCAATTTGCGCTCCGGAGCTTTCCGAACATGAAACATAAAATTCTCTGGGACAAATGGGTCAACCTTAACTTTTGGGTCACGGTTCACATTTGCCAATAAGGAGCAAGCAAGACCGTTCCGTTGTTCTGCTCTTATCTCTCCAAAAGGCTCTATGCCGTTATAGTCAATCCAATCGTTGAACTGTTTTGCTGTCAGTTGTTCCAGCAACATATCAGGGTGAGGATACCCAAGTTGCATGGCGAGCCTGAAACTAAAAATGCGCTTCGGCTCGCCCCTTAGTTTTTTGCCTCTTCCCCGGATATTCCGTTCAGCCTTCTCGCTACTTCTGCCAGTTTTTCAAAGACTTTATTGGATGATCTTATCAGGGCCGGGATGTCGTCTTCTGAAAAAATCCGTTCACCTTTTTCGTCAACAACGCAAAACGCCACCAGCTTTGGAGAAAACTCAGCCATATCAACATGACCGTCCTTATCTCCACTTGTGGATGTCCACAACTTAATGTAATCAGCTGCGCCAATTTCAGAGACAATTACTTCTTTTCCTTTCGAGATTTCCACAAGCTCAGTTTTGAGCCGCATCTCGTTTAATATTTCTGCTTTGTTTAATGGCATAATTTCCCTTGTTTTTGTTATGATACGACTATCGCGCCGCTAATCTGCCATTCTGCTTGTCCTGTTTGGACATCATCAACAGAAGAATCCGGGACAGTGGGGAATTTTAGGCAAGTTGCTGAAAAAGTTCGCGTCTTAGATGGAGATTCCATCTTGTAAGATAGAATGCTTGACGCTTCAAAAGCTGCCAGCGCAGCTGCTTGACCGGGATCGGACTCCAATACGTGAATATCACAAGCAAGAGACCCGTTGTCCTGCAGTCCAGTCCGGTATTCTTTGGCTGTAGAGTCAAGGTCTGTCACGTCTATCGTTGATGCTGCAGCCCCTGCTGGCTTGATTGACTTTATTTCTTTGATCTGTATCCACTCTGAAGGGGTAAAAGTTCCGTCAGAAGTGTAAACGAGGCCTGTGGTGTTCGCTTCAATGCTAAAAGTATCATCGGTTACATTTTTGATTGTGTAGCTATTACCGTTCAAGCCGTTTGTGGCATCAGTACCCATAGTGCCAACGATACCGGTAACAGCCGTAGTGTCACCATTTGATAACCCATGTGCAACTTTTGTTATGATTGTCGGGAAACCTGCCGCAGCACCAGTAATTACCACTGGGGTGCCTGAAGACCCGGCGATGGAAAGCTTTGTGCCCTGCGCCAATTGTGCAGAAATAGACATTTTATTACTCCTTTATTGTGGCCCAATGATAGAAAATTCCATCAACGACCTATATAGTTTTGCATCCTGATCATACATATCCACGGCCATAAGTGGGATGTTTGATAATTCACTACCTTCCATGGTGGAAAAGACCAACTTCTCAATTGACTTCTGAACTGTGTAAGTACTGGCCCACACATCAACCTGCATACGCCTTTTGGAAAGACCGGTTGACCCGTCGTGAGACACATACGGAACGTTGGCTATAACTTGATAGATGATATAGGGCGTTGCTGTGCCCTCTGGTGGCGTGGTGGGGTAACACCTGTCGCTTACCAAAGTTGCAAGTAATGCCTGAACATCTCCTTCAATTGCCATGTCAGCCCTGTGTTAATCCGGTTGAACAAAGCAACTTCATGTTACGTTGCGAGTCGGGTACCGGGGGAACATTGTGGATATCATAAACAACATCACCATGCACCATCCTCATTGCTGCTGTAATTCCTGACCTGTATCGTGCGAGAACTTTAACATTTGCTTTTGGGTTTATAGCTTGCGCCGCATATAGCTCGTCACCAGAAAGGCTGACGATCCTAACCCTGAACGTGGCAACATCTTCCCACGTTACATCCTGGCCGCCATACTCGGCGTCGAGGGCTGACGTTTTTTCCTGGAAAACGACTCTATCCTTAAGCATCCCGGCTCTCATATCAAACCACCGTCTTTACGAAACGGCCCGAGTAAGCTATCCACACTTAATCTCAACATCCTTGGCACCTGCCCAATAACAACAGCCTCCCTGTGCAAGTACCAATGACCAACGAGAAGCTTAATTGCTTGACATATTGGCGTGGGAACATCTCCGGCAACACCATATCCAGTGATAAACTGGACGGTTATAGGGTTAACGTTCAAAAGAACGTCTGAGGGCCACGTCTCGCCTGTCACGAGAACAGCACGAGCGGGAACGGAATCGGTGTCTTTTATGTAAAGCGAGCTACTAAAAGTATCCTCAACGCTATCCTCGTCAGTATACTTTACCGACGTAATTTCAGAACACTTACAAAACGGGATCGTTATTTTGTCACCTACTGGCCAACAATCCAACAAAAGCTTGTAAGTTTGGGTTATAAGCTTGCACCCTAAGTATTGCTCTGTATATTTAGCCGCCGCATCTATCAACCCGGTAATGAGGTCGTCATCCTCGGCAAATGTGGGGTCAACAACGCAATGCTCCTTCATGTCAGCAAGAGATACAGGCAACGACGCCGGTGGAGTTATGAGGATAGTTTTCATAGCTTAATTGAAAAATTCAATAAATCCGATCATTGCAATGATATCGTTATCCGCGCTTGACGCATCCCAATCTGCAGTAACGTTTAACGACCCGTCTGCCGTGAGATCAACTGTCACACCAGCGGCAGCCGTATCATTAACGACAAGTAGCGGTGTTCCCTGCTCGATATTCATGCGCCCAGTTGCAACGACTTTACCAGTTGCACCAGCGGTATGGATACGGCCCTCAATTACCATGCGCCATTGCTTGTCGTCCTCATCTGCCAGGCCAACAGTTACCATGCTCAAGATATCGGTGGTGCCATATCTTAGATTCAAGGTGGCGTCACCAGTTCCAGTGCTGGAAATTTCACCGGCCAAAGTGACCCGGAAACCCATACCAGTTGAGGCTAAAGTGTTTGCATAGATCGTTTCTGTGAGCATTACCGTTTCAGTGGTGCTGCTCACAAGCTGCTGGTTGCTGGTGATCTTACCACCGGCTATCATTTGTGCGTCACCGGAAAAGATCTGCTTTCCGTTGACGATTTCACATCGTGTCATGTCAGTAACTCCCTATCAGCGCCTTTCGCGATGATTTGCCATAACTGCTTTTTCAGTTTTTGGCTTCTTTGTTGCCACCTCTGCCGGAGGTTTTCTTTTGATCCCCTCCGGCTTGGTGTTTTTTTTATCCTTTGCCAAAATTAATCAACGATAAAGTTGACATCCTTATAACGTGGGACGACATAGGCAACAACGCTTACAAAGTTGGTAGCCTCACTCGAATCGTCAACTGTACAGCCAAGACAATCAAAATCATTGTTAACATCAAGCCCTGCAGGGTCAATTTGCATAATGATGATCTGATCTGTAGTGCCTGCAGTACAGTTTGCCGTAATAGCATCAGTAAGCCTGGTCAAAACGCTGGTTGCAGAAATGTCAGCATTTTTCCAAATTGGCAGTGTATTTGTAATCGCTTTTACCCCGGTTCCGGCAACAGCCGTGGCCTGTGTCGGGTCAATACCGGTTGCGTGGGTTGCGGCCTGTTTAAACGTGGCAACCAAGAACACCATGTGTGCATTTTTTAGAGAAATATAATCAGTTGTAACACCTCCGTTTGTAGTGGCAGGTGCAGAAAGTACCACTGGTGTGATTCCTTCAGGTATTTTTAAGTTGTTCATTTGAAGCCCCTTCATTATTTCCTGCAAGCACGTTACTTTCGTGCCTGCAGGATAATTTAATATTACGATCTGGTGGCAAGTGTAACAGTTGAAGATACCGTCACTGATCCTTTGGCGGGGGTCAATGGAGCTTTCTGTTTTGGCTGGCTGTCAAAGTGAGTAACAAACCGCACTGCAGTTTGGTTATTCAAAAATTTGACGTGACCAGAAACAGCAGTTTCAACACCACCCTTATCAATCGTCTTAACTTGGCTAAGGTCTGTCAGGATAAGATCGCCAGCAGTGCCAAGAGTTTCGGCCTGCTCAACCGGGATAACCGGGTAGCCGTGCAATGTCCCTATAATCCCCGGAGTGCCGGCAATGTTTTGAACAAATGCAGTCGACAGTTGCCCGGCAGTTCCAACTGCAATGGTTAAATTAAGCAGCTCATCCATGGTGTTTTGATTAGCGAGCCACACAAGCCCGCCAAAATTCATCAAGTGAATACGAGACATCATCTTGGTGGTGTTGCGATGAACAATCGTGTTTGCTGTCTGGGAAGACTCCTTTGCCTGGGTAACAAGGTTGGCAGCCTTGAGTATGCCAAGACCTTCGCCCGACCCTGACCCGTTGATGACAATTTCTTGCTTTCTAAACGCGAGCTCTTCACCGAAAAGCTTATTCATCTCGCTTTGTAGAGCCGGAACGTCCTCACTGATCTCATTTGACATGAAGTAAAGACCGGTCAGGCGCTTTGGCTCCCACCGTGTCTTTTTGAGCAAGGTTTTTGAGCTTTCCAGCTCTGCGAGCTCTTTATCGTTATACCAACGGATACCACCGCCACGGCTACCAGCAACGCGCGAATCTTCTTCGAGTCCGTACTGATCGTAAAACATACCACCGATGGTCATATTGTCAGTCTTGGAAAGCACTGCATTGTTGTTCCAACCATTTGTCTGCAGATCGATGATAGACTCACCCTGGAGCAGGAAGCCGCCATCCTCACCAACGGCCTCAACCATACCGACGCCAGCGGCCCGGACTTCTTTTTCTCGCTTCTCGCAAGCCAGAAGTCGTCCTTCTGCTGCAGGAGAATCGGTCGAGCGTTTGGCTACTGAGATCATATCCCGACACTGTTCACCAAGCGGAAAGCGTGAGCGGTAAATCGGCTGGTCAGGAACTTCAATTGTTCCGGTACCTCTATTCTCACCGGATTGGCCGGGTGGGGTACCATTGATTGGGACGTTATTCCTGGCTTCAATAGCCATCAACTCTTCAATTTCCCGAATCTCTTCCTCTACAGCCTTGACTCGCTCGACCTTAGCCGTCTTTTCCGTGCGTTTTTCTTCCGTTCTTTCTTCAGCTCCGAGCGCCATGTACTCACGAATGAATACCATTAACTCGCGTAACTCTTTTTTGAGCGCTTCCAAATTCATCGCTAAACCTCTTCGTTTTTGTTTAAAATCAAATCCAACTCTATATCTTCGTTTTCGACGGTCACGTCGAGGCCACTGGTGGTCGCACCAGATCGTTTGTGTTGATCGAGGCTACGCATTGCAGCCTTTGTGTTTGTGTATGCAGGGTAAACAACTATCGAAAAGTCAAAAAGTTCGTCTATTTCCTCAATATCCCTGTGGTCGCGCCCGTCCTCTGTTCTCCATATGTCACTGAGGACAGAAAAGGCAAACGACATCTGATTGACATCTCCACGGGCCATGGAGACTTCCAGGTCCCTTGCAAACTGAGTGTCTGGCGGGTCAACCTCCATCATTATCCCTTCATCTGTCTCGTATGCCCTTGCGGTACCCGCAGAAGTTCTACCAAGAGGAAGAAGAGAATCTGAATTATGGCCATACAAAACCCTAACGTCTGAACGAGTAAGCGCATTCTTTGCGGCTCCACGTTTTACGGTCTCGAAAAATCCCAAATCCTCTGATTTGCTTTCGTAAACTATTGGCATTCCGTAAAGGGTTTTTGATCCGTCATCGTTATCCTTAACCCTTAAGTTAACCGTTGCTGTTCTTATTTCTTTTTTACTTTGCATAGTTTGCCCTAATGACATACATTATTTCATCTGTTTCTAACTTTGCTATATCTTTTGCCCTTACTTCTTCCCATTCGTCAACTCTTACAATCAGTGACGCCGCCCCAGATTCGGCCAAAAGGTTTCTTAATTGTGTGGAGCTTGTCTCTATGTGTCTTCTTGAACATGTCAGAATATAATCATCCATCCACTCGCGAAAGTCAGGCCCGGCGTCACCTTCACCACGGGAAACCTCAAAATAAATAGCCTCCGCAAAAGATGTAAGCACCGGGGCAAGTTCTCGCTCAATCCTTACAGGTACTTGTTTTTCGTAGAACTCATCAATTAAAAGCTGAACAGGTAACGAATCTCTTTTGCACTTCTTGAGTTGCCGTTTTACCGCTATTCCTTCAAAGTTAATCACCTTCTGGGCTGCGCTTCTCACCAATGGAAAAAATAGTCTTAAAACTCTTGACATATCTTTTTCGATTGATCTCGCTGCGGTCGGCTCCGGCTCTTTGGCTTTTACTGCTTCAGATACCGGGATATAACTTGACTGCACAAAACCAACGTCTCCGCCTTCTACCGGGTTTCGGTCATCACGTTCAAGGAGGACGTTTATAGGCACCCCTTGGCGCCATTCTATTTGGTTTATCTCTGCCCTGGCCTTTGGGTCTGGCCTAAGCATAGCGTCGAAGTTGTATTTGACAAAATACCCTTTTCTTTTTTGCGAGTCAGACAGGAGCTTCATGTTTTGCGCCTGCTCCCACCTTACTACCCACTGGTGCATAGTGGTATCAACAAAGCCTCTATTGTTTTGTTCTGTATTGTTATTATTGGTGCTTGAATCGCTTATTGAAATTTTTGATTTTGGGACTTTAAAAATACCACAGATGTCTGATACTTTTAATTGTTTTTGCTCGATGAACTGCTGATCCGAAAGGGAAATCTTAAATTGGTTATACTTCATGCCGTTTTCGAGAACCATCGGGACGCCAGCGTTTGCACCACCCTGATACCTGTTTACCAATGCTGTCTTAAAAGCTTCCGCATTTTCACCTAACGCTTCAGGGTGCTCCAACACACCAGACACATGCACCCCGTTTTTGATATGTTTTCCCTCGAACTCATCAAGGGCAATGGCCGTGCCAATTGTTTCTTTTGCGTATTTTGTTATTACCGAGTCGCCCTTAAGACCTCCAAAAGAAAACCCTCTTACGTGCAGGATATCCTCAGCTGGCACGACTCGAATTCTGCCATTTTCCATAACGTCATAAACTATGGAGTTCCTTTTTGTCAGGCCGAGTGAGGCCAACTCTCTTGCGTTTGCCCGGCGAGGCTCCACCCACTCGGAGGGTATCGGCCACAAGCCAATTATACCCATGCGGCTACGCTCGATCCAGGAATAACAATTACCGGTTCCCAGAATATTAGCCTGTTGCATTTCCCGAAATTCAAACGATGTCATTTCAGGGTTGGGAGAATCTTTTAGTATACTGTGGAGTGGGCCAATGGCATCTTCTTTACCACCGCCTTTCCTGGGGCGCTTTAACTTACAAGGGAGTTGAGCGAATGTTTCAGATATAAGGGAAATACAGGCGTAGACAGCCCATACAGACATTGCAGTATCTTTACTTACAGCTTTTCCAGCACTTGCAGGGGTTCCACCAAATCCGAACCAGAAATCACTATAATCTGTCAGGTTCCCGGTGCCAGTTACGCCACTTCTTTCAAATATCGTAGAAAACATTACCTAAAAGCCCCGACAACCCCGAAAGAAAGTAACAATGCCCCCACGACAGACAAGGAAACACCAGCACCAAAAGACAAAAAAAGGCCATAACCGAGTCCAGACAACCCGGAAAATATCAAGAGATTACAGTAAATAACCTTCTTTTTCACTTTTTCCATGTACAAATATACCTTTTTTTTAAAGTTTATGCAAATTAGTTACGCAAAAAGTTGATTTTTTTTAGTCATATCAGACTACCGTCATTACCGCTTAGCCCCAAATCGTGGTCTATTATCCCGCAAGCCATCACCGAAGCCACAATGCCGTCAATTCTTCCATTAGACCTTGACTTGTCAAGTTTCTTGTTTTCCGACGCATCCTCAACAGCGACCGCATTTGCTGCACACCATGTTAAAACAGGATTACCGTCATGCTTAACTTTTTCATCAATCAACATCTTCTCAAATTCTTTGACTGCCGGGGCCATGGATTTGAACCCCTGCCCAAACTCTTCCATTTCTGGTAGATTTGCGCCAATCCTTTCCTTTTCCTTGATAAAGTTTGCAAAGTTCCACCTGTCGAACGCTATCTTTTGAACGTCGAAGCGTGGGCATATTTCTGCTATATCCTTTATCACAAATTCATATTCTATTGTTTTTCGGTCTATCGCAGAAACAAAACCAGCATCACGCCAAGCGACATATGGAACCCGGTCTTGTTTTGCTTTTTGAACGAGTCCGATACCTGGAACCCAGAACCAAACCTTCAGCCTCCACACCGGATCTGAAAACGAAGGCTCGAAAACCAAGGCAAATGCGGTCAAATCGTTAACCGAGGAGAGGTCTACCCCCCCCCAACATCTGCGACCGTAAAGTATACTTTCATCAAAATCTTTGTCTATGCACGACATCCACACCCGACCGGATATCCACGGGTTGTCAGCTTCAGTCCACTCGCAAAAATTCAACCTACGGACGGTTGACTCCTTCGAAGGCATCCCCCTAGCCTCTGTGACCTGCCCGCGAATATAATCAAGGCCTGGAATGCCATAATGTAAAGAGGGGTTGACTTTGTACCAGCACGACTCATCTTCGAAAGGATCGTCACCTTCATCTATAGCACAGATGTATGAAAAAAATTCATCGTTAATTATTGTTTCTGCCGCTACCTTGCTGCCTACGTCGTGATAATCCCAACAAACCGAGGTCTTGTCGTGTCCTGAGTTGGTTATCATCACAGACATAGGCTGTTTACGGAACTTAAACCCAGCCCTAAGCATTTCTATGATATCAGCGTTTGGGTGTTCATGCACTTCGTCAAGTAAGCACATATGAGGCCGCGGCCCAGACTTCCCCCTGTTTTCCGAGGAAATAACACGAAAAAAAGACCCGGCTTCGGTGTAGGCGAGATTCCACCTGTTATCGCCTGTCCCGGACGCTATTAATCGTTCGCTTAATTCTGGAGATTGATCAAAGAAGGCTAGGGCATCACGAAATAAAATCTTTGCTTGGTCTCGGTGGGTTGCTGCTGCGTAAATTTCTGCCCGTGGCTCATTGTCAGCGACCAACCCCTTTATGCCAATTCCGGCAGCAAGGGGAGATTTACCAGACCCCTTAGCCGTTTCGATGTAGGCAACCCGAAAACGACGGTAATGGTCAGACTTCCTTTTCCATCCAAAAAGAGAGCCAACAATAAAAGCCTGCCAGGGTAGAAGTATAAAGGGCTTCCCCTCAAACTGTCCACCATTCAAACAAAGGATCTCTTCAAAAAAGGCCATGGCCTCGGCCGCTTCTTCCTCGTCGTAGTAGAAACCACGGGCTGGCGCTTTCTCAAGATCGTTTATATGCCGCCGGCAAGCATCTCGGACGTGTGGACCTGCCACAGTCTCGCCACTAAGGACCGACTTGGCATATTTTAGGCACCTATCAACCATTATTGAAGAAACGTTTTTTAGGGTCTGCCTTAACTGCAGGCTTAGGCACACTTACTTTTGTTCGGCTCGCTGGAGACAGACCGAACTCGGTCAACATCTTGTGAGCCGCAAGCATGGCATGCTTGCTTATGCTCACCCATGGTGATATTTGCATGCTTCCGTTCGGGGTCTCGATAACCATGCCATTTTTACGTAGCATATTCTCAGCCTTCACATGGTCGCCCCATAACGTACAGTACATTGATAAGCATACCATGTCCATCTCACTGATTAACCCCTGTTTTTGGAGTATTGGCGTTATTCTTCTCCACTCTTTCCCGGCTGCCGTACTCAAGTGTGCTGGCTTCTTTGGAATAACTATATCAGGGAAAGGCTCGTCGTTGTTTTTTCGGTCTGTCCTGTCTGTACCTTGTAGCATTTTCAATGCTGTTGGTTTTTTTGGTGTTGGCATTTTTATCGCCCCAAGTTTTACATTTAATTATTTATTGCTTTACCTAACAAAAAATCGTCATCACAACCACACTCCCAAAATACAGACAAGTCACCAAATCCGTCATCCACTGCAGATATACACATTTCCTCTTTGCAGTACGGGCAAACAGGAACTTCAATATCTTTATCTGTCTTTATATCCAAACTGCAACCAAGAAAAAGAGCAGCTGCCCTCATTATTTTTGTAGCAACGAACAATCTGACACGGAGCAACTTCAAACCAACAAGGCGAACCTCTAAAGTTATATTCTTTGTCAATTTTTTTTCATTTACGTCAATTTTACATGATTCCATGGGCATAACCCCCTCTTGGTTGAAGCGACATTGCAAGAATATAGG